TAATCGTTTATTTTTTTGCTGATTATTCTCACGATTTAACAAAGAAGGGGCTGCCGTTACTGTTCCAACCTCAGAGGTTACCGGATCCGGATTCTCATTTCCTGCTGAGGGGGGAGAGAGAACAGTCAGCACAGCCCTTGGAATTTGGTCAAAGGGTAAAGGCCAAGCCTTGGGGTCTGAGGGTTCTATTGAATTAACTTTAGGCTCTGGCATAATTTTACCCGGAGGAGTCATCTGTCGAACATAATTCCAGACATTCTTCCAGATGGTTTGTCCATGTTCTCTATCCGTATCAATAATAATTCCATTATCATTGCTTGGACTCATTCTTAATCCTTCTTTTAAGGTGGCTATTTTATCTTTAGAAAGATCAGGTTCTTTTCTATTATTAACACCTACACCAACATACTTCATAGGATGTCTCATATCATAGAGTAAGTGTTCTGGTAGATTGGAAATGTAAAGAACTCGATCAGTCCAACCTCCACGTGATAATTTAACTAATACTTCGTTTAACAGTTTCATTTTGTTTCCCCTTTAGTTTATATTTTGCATAACAGTGACGAAGCACTAACATTAATTCTTCTCCTAGGCGTGTTCGTCCTGGTCCTGTGAATTCTTTAAACCAACAATTATAACATTTACCGTAATAAGAAATCATTACGTTCGTTGCTAGTCTGTTACAACTCCCCTTTCTACATCTGTAAATCTTAACTTTTTGCTGCATGCTCTAACTCTTTTGCTTTACAGTACTCAGAAGTAATTGTAGGGGCATATCCAATATGTCCGGCTTCTACATCTGAATCACAATATATCTGTATTCCAACTTGCCGAGCTTTTAGACACATATACATATCTTCCGTTCCACCAAACTCAGGTAAGGCAAAGTACGGTTTAGGTAATGTATTATACATTGATACTTTTGTAAGCATACAATGCGTTCCACCACCATCTACTTCAATTAAGCCTTTATTTAATTCACTTAAAGTCAGATTTCGATAGTCTTCTACTACTCGAAGCTTACCATCACAGCGTAATACACCACACACATGATCGCCACCTCGCATAAAGTAGGGTGTAATAACGATATCTTTATCATGGGCAATTAACCGCGGTAATAAATCTACATCCGTTGGAATAACACAATCATCATCAACCCACCAAACGTAATCCATCTTTAACTGTTGTGCAGCATTTACAAACTCATTACGAGCTGTATGGACAAAACGTCTGTTGATTATCCACCATTCAATCTCTAAATCGGGGTGATTTCTCCCTAACTTATATAAATAAACTCCCATCTTGCCAGCCATTTCTGATGGCATTTGACCTGTGAAACATGGTGTACATATTGCTACTTTAGTTTTTTGGGACATGAACGATATCTAACCCCCTTGATGTATAAAGTGGGAGATAATCGTACCCCTTTTCTTTGGCCCATTCTTTAACTAGTTTAGCAATATCTCCCTGTTTTGTAAAATAACTATCATGAAATAATAAGTAACCTGGCTTAGTAATAAGTTTCTCGAATAAAGCTAGTTCTTTTTTAACATGTTCCCCGGAATGTAAATCATCACAAAAAATCATGTTAAACTGTCGTTTTTCATCAATAAGCTTTTGCATTGCATGTAAAGCATCATCAGTAATCTTTTCCCATGTTTTAACACCATTACCATGATGTTCAACTTCTTGCTGACTTAGAACAAAAGGAATAAACTTTTGATCGAGCTTATCAACTGTTGTGACAGTACCAAATCCATTATAAAATAAACCAGTAGCTAATCTTGTTGTTGAAAATCCTTTCCATGTGCCTGTTTCTAAGATTGTAACTGGCTTTACTGCCCGAACCAAAGAATAGAGGAAGTCTCCTACTTCTATCTCTACACTCATTACTTCATCACCTTGCCATTGTGCTCCTAACCACCTAGCATTAGGATTAAATGGACTTGGGCGATGTGGTATTTCTTCAACAGCTTTAACTTTCATGGTCTCTCCCCTAGAAAATTTTGGTGCGTTTCGCTTTACGTCTAAAACAGGTACGCACCGACCTTAATTGAGTTCTTACATACAGCGTAAGAATATTTTTGCTGAATTAGTGTCATTCACTTCTAACGTCGCTCCGATAATTCCAAGAGCAGCATTAGCCGCGAGATCCGTTGACGCAGAATGGTCAACAGCTTTTCCAACACTAGACTCCGTATCAGCAGAAGCAGCAGCTCCAGCCGTTAGGGTTGTGTTAGTCAACACCGCATCATGAAGTCCGTAAACTTGAATAAGGCCCTCAGCTGTGTCAGCAATAGTAGCATCTTCAACTACACCAGCAACATTTTGAGGAGTTGCAGAATCAACTTCCTCTACTCCGCTACCAACATTCGCATCTAGATCCCACTCTACGACTTCGCCTCGGTTCAAGGTCGCGCCTTCATTATTTTGGATTGTAGCATAGATAGCTGAAGTATCAGCTGCCTGGCCCAATCGTTTAATAATCATAGACATATTATTTCTCCTTAAGCATCATTTCTTAGAACGTACAGAGCGCCGGCAGTATCATCTTCAGCGGGATAAAATGTAAATGTCCCGCTAGATTCTGATACTGACATGCCTACAGATGCCTGAGTAGTTGGGTCATCAGTTCGATTGAACCATTGACCAATTACACCAGACATTCCAGAAGCCCAGGTATCTGTGTCGTCTAAGTCGGTAAACACCGCCTTGACAAGTGTTGCATTGCCAAGCGTACCGATTTTAGTTATTGTAGAAGGTGTTTTTGCAGCCATTTTAGTCCCTCCTTAGGATTGCCCTGTAACTTTACCGAGTCTTCGACGATTTGAGGTCGCCAATTCCAAACCAACCAAGAAGTGAGAAACTCTCGCATCCTGATCGGGCGGACGAACAAACGGTTCAAGAATGAAGTTAGTGCCACTATGAACATAGAGATGTAAAACATCACTGTCCAAGAAGTAACTAACACCAGAAGCACAATCGTCATCAAATCGAACCATAGCACCAGCAAAAGCAAGATCACGGAATTTAGTATCCGCAGTCGTACCCTGAGGGCTATCGTATCTAATTTGAGGAGTCATTGTAGCTTCATAAGCTTCGTGAAGCGTTTGAGTCGTGATGATTTTATTTGGTCTTCCACCACGATTGCGAAGCGTATTGTATTCGGTTCTCCAATCAGCCACACCCTGAGAAGCAAATACGCCACCAGCAGTGACGAGAGATTGCCAATAAGAATTAGAGGTTGAATTGATATCACCTATTGTCGAAGTAGCATCAATCAAAGTAACTAGTGATTGAATTTCTTTCGATGTATTGCTTGCACCATGCATCTTTGTATTAATCGTATCACGTAACGATTTAATAGCATTGTTTTGCTTTGCCATTAAGAGGTTATGAATACGGGATTCTCCAGCGTTTTGAATACGAGCTTGTCTACCACTAATGGTAACAGGCACAGCACCTTGTTTCCAAGTATACTGAGCAGTCGTATGATTGTCTTGAGCTGAAGTATCAAGTGTGTCATATCCACTATAGAACTTTGCACCAGTGTTACTGGCAACTTCTAGATCTACAAGGATTGTAGCTCCGCCATCAACTAAAACCCGACCTTCTGAATTCAAGAATTCAAAGGTAGGAATGTCATTAAAGACTGAGTCCATAATGTCCTTTTTAGGACGTTTGGACATAGTTGTAGCTAATAGCTCGGCTACATTGTCTGGGCCGTAAGTAAAGATTGTATCAGCCATTTTTTACTCCTTTAAGTTATTAGGCCTGCGTCCTCTCCAGTCTGGAAAGGCACAGCCTTATTTTCGTTTTACTGCAACTTGCCGAGGATCGCCTTTAAGGGCGAAGTCAATAGCTAATTTTTGTGCATCTCTTGGATTATCAACGTAAACAATTTCAGAACTACCCGTTGGGGTGCGCCCTACTACTGTCCCGTCTTTTTTTTCTTCCAAGTCTTTTTGTTTCTTCTGCACCATTTTATTTTGAACTGTTTCTTCAAAATTTTGCACATTTGTCCAAACCTTGTCTAGTGATTGACCATTTTGAACGGCTTTAAACATGTAATCATAAATAAAGTCATCTTCAAGGGCTTCCCGAAAACCAGGATGAACATCTGCGAAAGATTTAACCATCTCGGTGTTATCTATCTGAGTCTGCTTTTGAGTAAGAGCTTGTAACTTCTCTGTCATCGCAAGTTCTTTAGGTGTTAATGTATCCTCAATTTTCTTTTGAGTTAAACGATCAACAACTTGATAAAGCACATTTACATCGCCAAGAGCGATGGCATCGGCTTCATCCTTGGATATAGGAGGAGCTACTGGCTCAGATCCAGTTGGCTCGGTAGATTGAGGAGTAGATTGCAACTCTTTAAGTTGTTGTTCATACTGCCCAACCTTTTGTTTATACTCAGATAACATCTCATCTTTTTTAGAAACGTAACGATCAAAACCTTTAGCATACTTTCGGAATTCGTCTGGGACAGCTTTTCTATCCCCTGTATATTCCCAAGCTTCCTCTTTTGGAGGAGTCGCTTCTTTTGATACCTCTGGTGTTGCCGCTGATTCCTTAGCAGGAGTGGCTTCTGAATTATTTGGAGCTTCCTGTCCGTCTTTGTTTGTTTCAGTCATTTTGACTCTCCTTATCGCTCCCTTAACTGGAGAAGGGGTAACGATTATTACAAAGTGGTTTGTTTTTTCTGTAAATAAAAACTAAATGTTTTATCTAATAGTTTCTCAATTAGATTTAAATCTGTTTGAAATAAAATATCATCTTGATTTTGCATAATAGCATTTTTTAATTCTCTAAATGATTTCATAGTTTCTTGGCCTTGAACAATCACATTATTAACTCTCTCTAACTCTTGTGATCGTTCTTGAAGAGCATCGCCCGTACCATGAGTAGGGTCACTTCGTTGTTCATCATCTAAAGTTTCTTCAATATGTGCTGTTATGTCTTTTGGAATAAATTTATCTGTATGATCAGTACCACCTGAATCAATCATACGACCCTCTTGAGTTTTTGCAATAGCTCTATGACCTACTCCAGGGACTAATACCTTAGTAAGTTCTGCACCGAAACTCTTTATTTTATCATTATTCAATCTGTGCTCTTCCATTCTAAAATTTCAATAACCTCTGGATCTTCTGTTGTAGCATTAGGTACTAAAATATATATTGTTAAATCATTATCTTTTATATAGTCTTCAAAATATCCACTATCAGCAGGAATAGTTTTCCAAACAGTAGAGGTATTATTTTCTGCGTAAGCTATACGAAATGTATTACCAAATCTTGAAGAGATATCAAACTTTTTCACATTTACATTAAGTACATGGCTTTGTTCAATAGTACCACTTGTAAAAGTAATATTTGTTATTATTGGTCTTGAACCATGGTCACTAAATGACATAATTAAGGAGAAACAACAGCTCTAGCAGGATCTTCATAATCTACACATAACCTGTTAATAGAACTTGTTTCTACTCCGTCTCCCGTAAAAGTTATTTGAAACTGAATATATTGGCCCGTTACTCCTGCATCGTCTCCGTTAGAAAGGGCGCTTCCATACGCTTCTGCGTCTAACTCAGCAATAGAATTGGCTGATCTTGCTTTAATAACAATTGAACCACCTGAACCTATAGTTGTAGTAAAAGCTACTTGGTCCCAAGGATTGTTTATTTCAGTAGAATTATACTGATTAGTTACATAAACTCCGGAGGCATCAAAACCAGTATCAGATGTTATTGTAATAAGATCCATTGATGGTGTTACTGACGCATCTGTTGATCTTACAAATACTCGAACATCTAGTGGTTTAGTAGACGGTAAAGAACCAAAATTTGTTGTGGCATCTGTAAGAGAAGTAGCATCCGTACGTGTAGTAGCACTAGCAGGGGCAACCCAGGCGCTTCCACTCCATGTAAGCCAACTCACTCTATCATCTACAGAAAATAATATTCGAAGGTCTGTATTAGTTGGAGTAGTTGATGTAAATGCAACAGTCAACCAATCAACAAAATTAGTGGGGTTGATTTGACTTGCATCTTTTGTTTCCACATAGAGATCATCTATTGTAGAAAACGTAGTTGGCCCTGCCACTTGAACTCGATCTAATTCTGGATTTGCTGCACCATCACTATTTAACAATGCGCGAAATTTAAATGTTCCTGAAGCTGCTAATGTCCCTATGTTTGTTTCAATATCGGATGCAGTATTTGATTGAGCAAAAGTATCATCTGTTACTGCCCAAACAGCACCTGTCCAATATTCCCAAGTAACTCCATCATCACTACTAGAATGATATTGAATGGCTGATCCTGCTGGTTTAGTAGATGTTTCAGTGAATGTATCTAAGGCAACTGTAAAAACAAGTCCTGTATTATTAACAACCGTTGGGTCATCTGTAGCAAAAATAGTATCAGGAAGCCCACTCTGGCCATCAGGAGTATAATTAGCCGTATGTTGTACTGTTGTAAAATATATGAAGTAGTTTATTTTGAATCGTGTGGCTGAACCATTTGTCCAAGTGTTCCCAATTCTTAATAGGGCAATCTGGGCATCCCTGGTTCCAGTATCAGTAAAAGTTGAACCCAACTGTGTTCCGTCAATAAACAAACGAGTTGCGCCAGCCGTAATGTCAAAATTTAATTCAAATTCGTATTCTGTTCCCGATGTTGGTGACCATGCACCAGCTGGACTTGAAATGATGTTTGTCCCGGTGCTGTCAACAATGTAAACAATTACATTCCCATCCGTTTGATGGAAAACGTAAATTGCATTGATCCCTGTTCCGGATGCTTTACCTACAACAAAAAATGTTTGAAAACTTGCGGGAGAACCACTGTAATCGGGAATCAATCCAAATCGAATGCACCCTGTTTGCTGACTGTCTGCATTTGCATCCGCATCGTAGTCGGCACTCTTGCCTGTGGTTCCGCCTGTCACATCTAAGTTTCCCCCCGTAACAGACGCGGTGCTATTAAGGGTTCCTGTCAGGGTTCCGTCACCCCAATTTCCATCTTCATCAGTATTATAGTTTGCAAAGAATGATGCATCAGTAGGGCGTTGGTCAAGTAATTTAGCGACTCCGCCTGTTACCTCAATCTTTGCTGAATCAAAAGTGTAGTTAGCTCCTGTGGTAAAAGGAAAATCAGCAGTTTCTCCAGCCTGAACTAAAAGACGCGCTAACCCTGCTGCAACTTCAATTAAAGAACCGTTTGATAAAGTGTAATCACCCCCCGTATTAAAATCAATATTATTCGATCCTCCAGCTTTATTAGCTAAACGAATAATAGCAGCATCGCCTGATCCGGAAACCTCTAATTCAGACGGAATCGTTCCTTTATTCCAATCTGTACTAGTATTCCAACAAACTCTAGTAGTATCTCGAGCACTCCCTCGAAAACTTATAGGCATTACTTAAGCTCCTTCCCATTGCTTTCTGCCATGTCTTTGATCTGTTTTATCACCAACACGACCTCCATGCCTTTTATCTCCAGCTTCTCTTAAATTTAATTGTTTTAAAATTACAGCTTTTTCTCTCTTACTTGAAAAAGGAATTCGTTTACCGTCTTTGCCACATAAATTTGGATCTGTCTGATTAGCCCCCTTAGATTCATCAAAATAAGCATCAGGCATCCAGGGAGCAGTTACAGATTTATCACACTTCTCACAAACAGAATAATATCCTTTACTTGAAGCAATACCTCTAAAGAATGTATAGTCTGTTGAACCACATGTCTGACAAGGATCTTTAGTCATTAGTCTTATCTATTTGTTGTGATCTAAGTTGACTAACTTGGGATTGTATTTCTTTCACAGTATTTAATAAGTCAACCATTGTATCACTTTCAACTTTTTGTCGTTTAATCGCAAGTTCTTCAGCCTGTAATTGAGTCTTAGTTGCTTCTTGACCAATTATTAATTGCTGTTGTTGATCCCTTTCTTCAGCTGTTTTTTGTACTAATTGTTCTTGTTGTTTTTGTTGGGCAAGTAGTAATTGTGTTTCTTCATCTAAAGCAGCATCAAGTTCTGGCATTCCCGCTTCTTCAACAATGTTCCGAGCTAAAGATAACATAAAAGGACTTGGTTGATTTTGAACCGCTTGTTTAAATTGAACAAATAAAGCTGCCAATTCTTTTAAAAGTTCAATCTTAGATTGTTTATCTAATGGAATAGCTGACCCTCGTTTAATACGAACATCAATGGGGCCTTTAATATCATCTCTAGTAACTGTAAATCCTTGTGCCGTACTAATTGCATTAGGACCATCAGCAGACGGTCTTCCTGCAATGGCTTTAGCAACATCTTCTACACTAAATCCTGTTAATGATACATAATAGGGCTGAGTTGCATATTGCTCAAGCAGAGAACTAATTTTTTCAGCTGCTTCTTCAATAACATCTTGAATAACATTAATTTCTTCAGAACGACGTTCAACTGTACCAAATGTTTGTCTTTCTAACTCAAACTTAGTTCGAGTTTGTGTACGAGCACTTCCTGATCGTGCATTAGGACTCTGTCCCCATTGTTGCGCTAAATCATCATCTAATCTAGACTCAAGACCAAATACATCTGGTTGAAAAGGCGCATATGGTAATGCACTGAAAGCAAAAGGATCAGTCGCCTCAAGAAGAGCTGAATCGTCCCCCCTCTCATAGGCATCCATATATTGTTTTTCTAGATTGTCTTTTTTGGTTACTATTTGTCTATTACCACGTTTTAAATGGTTTAGAAAAGCATTACGAATTTTAATTTTCTCGAGGACAGTTGGTTCTCCCATTCCAACATCGGAATAGGGGTAGGGTTCATCATTAACAAAACTAAGGGGAAGAAAAAGAAAAGGGAATCCACTCATTTTTTTATACGGCCACTTTCTTTCTTGTAAAACACCAATAGAACCGGTTTTAGAGATAATAAGAACTTTCTTTTCAACTTTATCCCAAACTTCATATAATTCAGCATAAAGTATATCACTTTCTGTATTATCAAACTTATGTTTTCGTTTATCTTCTTCTTTAGGAGAATCTCCAGATAGAGTTACTCCATTTAAAAGGGATCGTTTCTTTGCATCGAAATCTTTATTAGTCTTAGCATCATCAAGAGGCACATAAAATCTTTGAGCTATCCAATTACAGTCGTAGGGAGGATCAATAGATTCATCACTGAATATAATATGTCTCCAATTTATACGATAGAAGAAATAATCATCTTGAACTTCCCCAATAAACTCTTTATTTTCCAGTTGAGTTTCAATAGCTTTAACATCTCCCTGATACCCAACTTTATACCAACCATGGCCAACAATTTTCGCATCTTGGATACCCTTCTTAACTTCTTTCTTAAATTTCTTCCTATGCCAAAGATCATTTACCGCAATCTCCTTTAATTTAGCTGATTCAATAGTTGTTTTTTGTTTGGGGGTAAATTCAAAATGGGGGTCTTGGAGGTAAAGACTGGGAATTTCAGTACGAACATAAGCATTAACAAGATTAATTGGGATAATCGAACTATGAACACCCAAAAGTTTACTGTAGTCCCCATTAAATTCATCGATAAATCGTTGCCAGTTTCGTCTCTCCGCAAGTTGTTCAAGATGCTTTTCTCTCCGAGAAATCCGATTAGCCCATACTTGATCTCTTGTAAATTCTTGAATAGTTTTATTTTTCTTCTTAGCCATAGCTGTTTAGACTCCTACCATTTAGGTTGTTTAATTATTACATCCCTTCTTGGTTTTAAATCATCAAATAATCGTTCTGTTGCTGTTCCTGATGGTTTTGTACTTGATCGTCTTAATTCATCCCACCAAGCTTTTGTATACTTCTGTAAACTCTTAGGTCTAACAACTGTTCTACCAGTCCAATAAGGAGCTTGAGCTTGTAAAGCATCTATTATATCGTCATGTCTGTTTCTTGGAAATTCATTCAGTTGTTGCTCTAACTCATTTAATCCCCTTTTATGTAATACCTGCCCTCGAGCATAATAAGGAATTAACTTTCTAATCTTCATGGGTTTGCTTTGTGATGTTCCCTGATCATAGCCTTCAAGTCTAAGTTGTATGCCTCTGCGTCTCATTTCCCCTTCAAATAAGGGTAACCACAAAGCTTGAGCTGAGACTGTTTCAATTAGTATACGATCTGGTTGATAAATATTATTTAGTCTAAAAACTTCTTCAATTAATTCATTAGGTCTCATACGTTTAGCATAGGCCTCTAAAATATAAACGTATCCGTTCTTATCAATTTTAGAAATGACCATCCCTGTTGGATCATGATTCTCTTTAGCTTTTGTAGCAGGGTCGATACTGATAAGACATGTGGAAGATTGTAATTCTTTAGCTAAGTCTCCAGTTATCTGAAACGTATGAAACCATTCTTTTTTAAATTCAACAAGGTCATCTGTTACAGGATTATTATAATAATTACTAGCGTATAAATAAGGGCCTAATTGGGCTTCAATTTCATCCAAAGCTTTTTTATCATGGTCTGCTTTATTGTCATGATTAAAGCAAAAGTCTTCAGGAAATATTAACTTCCCATTCTCTGTAACTGAACGAATATAAGCATCAAACATTAGGGTGCTACAATAGCAACTACAGAAACTCTAGCCGTAGCTTGATTAGTAACAGCTCCGTCTACAGTTAAATTTAATAGTGTATTAGCTGTTAAAGGATAACCAATTTCTCCAAAATCTAAAGGATACACTCCGGCCAAATCTGCATCTGCTTCAAAGATTCTAGTTCCTCCTACTCCATCTTCTAAGGCTACTAGACCTCCACCGCCCGTAGCTGCAAGAGTAACACTAATAACTGCCTTCGTGATCCGAAGGGCATTACCGGCTCCTTGAGCTGCAATTATAGTCACATCTTCTGTTGCTTCTAGTGCTACTCCTGTTCCTTCTACTTGTTTAAAATCTGCCATTTACTATGTCCTCCTAACTATTATTTTTCAGTATTCGCCATAAATTTTGTTTGGCTTTCTTTACTGCTCGCTTATGTGAAAATCCTTTGCGTTGCAACATATTAACGCCCATCTTAAATTGGGCTCCATTAACAAATAAAAACTTATCTCTTGCTATATATGTATTCAAAAAACTATTCACAGTCGTTTCTCTCCTAAGGTTGAGGAATATATTTCCACCACGCTCTCCTATCTTTATCTATTTTTTGCCCGTTTATAGACCCAACAGTTGTGGATAATGTGTGTCCATAAAGGTCTTGGGAAGCCCAACGAGTTCCAATATCTACTATAATTCCCCCCTTATCAATTTGATTAAAGCAATCCTTATGAAAGTCAATAACCTTCTCTATCTGTTCTTTGGTTCGAACATTACCAGGTTCTACGAGATCATCATTGATAATGATGTCAAAATGCTTACCATTCAAGATACTGTCAATAGAAGCCGCCATGACTGTGGGTTGGGCTCTAGGCTTGGTTCTTTGCTTGATAATGAAAGCATCTTGATTCCAGGTTATCTTAGGATCTCTGAATTCCCCAAATATTTCAGATAAAGGACTTCCTATATCTAAATGACTCTGTATGGTCTGAACAAACTCTCTCGCTGTGTCATACTTAGCATTATTGATACAAATACGAATATCAGGATTCTTTAGTATTTGCTGTATACTCCAGGTGACAGTGACGACAGTGCTTTTTAAATGGTTACGAGGAACCAGGATTAATTTTCGAGGCCCTGTTTTCTCCAAAAAATAGGCTAAACCAGGTAATTTCTTATTTTCGGGGTCCCCAGCATAGTTACCATGTAGCTCATGATTCCATCGTGTATAGCCCAAGACTTCTTTATACAAGAATTCTAGATCTGTTTTGCAGAGTTCCTTAATTTGATCCAGTTCTTTCAACATCAGCTTCTATAACCTTCTCTTTAGGAATTAACTGGTATTTCTTCATTTTTTCCGCAAGACTGTGAAGTTTCTCATTCTCAAGCTTTTTCTCTGCTTTTTTAACAGCTTTCTTGGTATTGCTGTATCTTTTTCTATTCAAAAAGGCCACTCTATCAGAGCTTTTAGCATTGGGGTCTAGGGCATTGGTCACTAAGACCTCTTCTACCCTATCTACCCACTCCTCATCTACTTCATTTACTGCTCTTCTAAATTTTTTATCAATTGCCACATGATCAAAGAATTTTTCTTTACGAATGTCTAATTTCTTTAAAATACGGGAAATGTTGTATAATGTTCTAAATTGTTCAATAAACTCTACTTTCTTCTCAGCTGGAAAAGACTTCATATCTACAAAACCATGCTCATCTTTGGGGGAATTATTCCCCGCATAAGGGTGTCTCTTTCGTTTATCTGCCCATTCTTCAGTAAATAGCATTATTTCTTCCAATTATCGTATAAATGATCTAATTCTAGGATAAATGGAGCGTTTTCTTGAAAAGCATGACCACTAACTGTAAAACCCATTTGCTTTAATTTATCAATAATATCAGCATTCTGTATTACTGTTGAACTCTCAGTTTTTATGATTAAAATAGCGTTATAACTGTTTCTATCCATTATTTTCTCCCGAAATACTTGAATTCCACGAAGTTCAGATCTAAAGATGCTGAGTATCAATGTCTTACTATACCTGTAAATTTTTATTGCGTACTTGTAGGGGGACTAGTAGTATAGTACACCCCCCTCCCATGGGGTTTTTATACACAAAACAATAAGGTACACGGAACTATTTTTTATACCTACTGGTATTCGAGTGATGAGTGTGGATGAGAGAGGAAGAGAGTGATGTTTAAACTTACCCACCTGTCCCCACATATTCCTATGTAACCCCACCTAACATTCCTTCAGATAGTCTTTAAAGGGCTTTAATGGCCTCGTAGAGACCTCTTTGGGCTCCTTATGGACTCCAAGGGTACCAACACGATCTACACTCGCTGACAGGATAGCTAACTGATCCTCTATAAAGGTTAGTCTAGAGTGGATTTGTAAAAGAATAGTATCTAAGTCTTCTTTAATCATAATATAAAGTAAGTAAGCATGAATAATATTAAGAGATATATAGATACTTCTAATAATTTATTTAACATGAGTTGGGCATAGAAGTACTTTTCTTCTTACCTAGGATAGATATATAGGTAGAAGAGTTGTGCGACCAGTGCAGCCAAGTTACACTGTGATGTGACTGTTATGGACGGCTGAAGCTTACGAATGTAAGTATGCGAGCGTAAGCGAGTATATCCTAGGTAAGGGCATAGAATCATAAGTACTCAAAACCACTATGTTGACCCCTGTTTGTTTCTGTCTCTAAAACAGTTTGTTTATCTTTAGCCTCTTAAACAACCTTAAAGAGGGAGCTACTGAATGGGGGGATTATCACGTTTTACAGCGTTATACGGCTAACCTCATCAACACATAGCTCTCACTATATAGGGAATATGCTCATTTTACTACCTATTTTGAATGAAAGTAGTTGATAATCAATGTTGGGGTTAAGTTGTAACAATCTAAATGAGCCCTTGACAATAGCTAGAAGTGGGGGTATATAAGAATAGAACCAAATGAGGCAGTAATTCCAACCCATGAACATCGGGTAAAGGGAGGATTAAAATGAAAGACTTTAAAATAACATTTGAAAATGGTAACACAATTGTAACAGGGTTTAATGGAAACTTAGAAACAGCAGCAAAATACTACTTAAATCAAGCATTTAACTTTGGAGATACTGAAGAACACCCGAAAGATATTATGGTCAAAGGTATTGCTATTAAGGAATTAGTAAGCTAGCTAATCTTGTGTACTAAGGGGGGATAGTATGTCAAATAAAGATCATTTGTATGAATACAGACGGAAAGTACAAGCTGATGAACCTTGGTGTAACGTGTGCAATGATAGTCCAGGTCGGTGTTACAACAATGCGGATGTAGTCAGTGGGCAATGGGTAGAATGTAAACATGAGGATCTAACCTACCAGGACTTTAAGGAACAAATGGAGAATATTGTTTGGGAGATAGATCAGGGGCCAGTTGATATATCTGAGGATAGACCCAGCCAAAAGGACTTTATTATTAGACAGCTACAGGCACTAATAGATATTGTGAAATAATGGGGGATGGTATGCGACGATTGATCAAAGCTGCAAAGAAGCATAAAACATATAAACAATTTGAAGTAGAGGTTCTTAAATGGCTTAAGCATTACCGGGTGCCGGTGTATTGGACTAAGATACAATTAAAGCAATTCTATGAGGGGGTACAAAATGGATAAAAAGACAGGAGGACCAGCATTTCCACGTGATGCTAACTGGGGTGTTGAAGGTATGATGTTAAGAGATGCTATTGCAATCGCTACGCTCACTGGTTTGGTGCAAGCCTTTCCAGATAATGAACCAGAAGAAAGGGCTAGATTTGCGTACTCAGACGCTGATGCTATGTTAAAAGAGAGG